GCGCGTTTGCGCACCCACCCGGTACCCTACTAGCGCCCAGCACTTAGCGCGTAGCACGGCGCACGCCAGGCCCCTTGCTGCGCGCATAGGGTGCGCCTATTGGGTGCGGCAAGAAGGCACTGCGCATAATACCCATTATGGTAAATACGATTGGCAAAGTGCCACCATACATAGGCGCACCCTATGGCACAAACCCCAATGCCACTAGAAGCCGCGCTACGAACGCTGGTGCGTCGTAATGCGTTGGGTAGTACTAGGGTACAGGGTAGCCAAGTGCGACGCGTGGAGAGGCCCTGCAGAGCCTGCTAGGACGACCGAGCGCCGAGCGCCCCGAACCAAGACCCCCACCCCCCAGACGCAAAAACAGGGGGGCCAGGCTCTTGCTCGGGTCCCCCTCGGAGCACAAAATGTGAGTTTTGAGGACTAGTGGGCCTAGTGCGTGGCGCTGAGCGCAGGGAGGATAGGAGCTGAGCGCCGGGAAACTTGTCACCACTGAAGTGAAGTGCTACTATAGCCCCACCAACTTCGCTCTCTACGAGATCTCGTCCCATGGACTTAGCAGAGTGGCAAGACCAGATCAATCTACAGGTTCAGCGCAACCTGAGAGAGCGTGAGCGTCTGTCCAAGGAGAACGTCCAGAAGCTTTTCAGCCGCAAAGCGCTGGAGCAGAACTTCCTGGAGTGCTTCGAGCTCGTGGGTGGCGTTCCGCGCCTCGCGCTATGGGCCAACGACCCGGAGAATTACGGCGAGTTCCTCAAGCTCCTGATGAAGTTCGCGCCCAAAGAGGCCGAGAAAGTTGGGGGAGCCACCATCCACTTCATGTCCAGCATCCCGGACAGCCCGCTCAACAATCCTCAGCCGGACCATGCCCGGACGATTGACCACGACGACAGTATGCCGGAGACGATCTGATGCTGCCGCAGCCGGTCAAGCTCCCGTATAAGCCGAGGCCGCACGCCTTGGCGTTTCACGCTCGGCACCAGAAGTCGGCCGTGGTCGTGTGGCATCGACGCGCCGGGAAGACGGTCATGTGCATCGCAGACCTGATCGAGAAGGCGCTGCGGAACCCGCTGGAGATGCCGCAGTACTCCTATATCGCCCCGACGTATAAGCAGGCCAAGAAGGTCGCCTGGAGGTATCTAAAGAAGATAGCCGAGCCGGTGACGAAGAAGGTCATGGAGTCTGAGCTCTCGGTTGAGCTGATAAACGGGGCTGTGATCAGCCTGTTTGGCGCTGACAACCCGGACAGCCTCCGAGGTCTGTACCACGACGGGGTCATCATCGACGAGTACGGGGACATCGCCCCGATGCTCTACGGTGAGATTATTGCTCCGGCCGTTGCGGACCGGGACGGTTGGGTCGTATTTATCGGCACTCCGAAGGGTCCGAACCACTTCTACGAGCTGTACAAGGACGCTGCCAACGATCCTGACTGGTTCAACTCCACGCTCCGAGCCTCGGAGAGCGGGGTGTTCAGCCATGAGCGCCTGAACCGGATCAAGAAACAGCCGGGGATGGACGAGGACACCTATAATCAGGAGTTCGAATGCGACTTCCACGCCGCGAACAAGGGCGCATATTACGCGAAGCAGCTCAACGAGCTAGAAGCGGCAGGCCACATGGGACTCTTCCCGTGGGACCCGTCGAAACCCGTCATCACCGCGTGGGATATTGGCTGGAGCGACGATACCTCTATCTGGTTTGCCCAGATTCATGGAAAAGAAATCCACATTATCGACTTCTGGACTGGCTCCCAGTATGCCTTGGAAGAGGTTCTGGACGAGTTGCAAGAGCTTCCTTACGTCTACGAGCCCTTCTGGCTGCCGCACGACGCTAAGAACAAGAGTTTCCAGACCGGCAAGTCGACTCGAGAGCTGATGTGGGCCGCTGGCGCGAAGACTCAACAGGTCCCGGAGCTGAGCGTGCAGGACGGCATTACCGCTGTTCGCGCCACGCTGCCGAAGGTATACTTCAACACCGGCAACGAAAACGTGAGAAAGTACGGTCTACCGGCCTTGATCATGTATCAGCGCGAATACGACGAAGTGAAGCGTGTTTATCGCCAGAAACCACGTCACGACTGGGCCTCGAACCCTGCTGACGCCTTCCGATATCTGTGTCTGGCCGTAAACCCCTTCACCGCGAAGACCGCAGACCGTACTCTGCAGATGGCCAAGCCCGAAACACCGGCCAACAACGTCCTCAACCTTGAAAACCTGTTCGCTGACCGCGCTGCGCGTCGCGTTAACGAGAGAATCTGACCATGAAGAACCGCAGCTCCTGGGATAGCAAGATCGAAAAGGCGGAAAAGTTCCTCCAAAGCACTCGCGAGCACGGTCGGAAGGTCTACGAGCGCTATAAGGACGAGCGGAAGGACCGTTTGGGCGATCTGAAGCGGGTAAACCTCTTCTACAGCAACGTCAACACGATCAAAGAGTCGCTTTTCAACTCGATGCCGAAGCTGGAAGTCAATCGGATCCAGAAAGGGGCTTACGACGACGAAGCGGCGCGCGTGGCGGCTGTCATCACCCAGCGTGGACTGACCTACGAGATCAACTGCGCCGATTCCTTCGAGGAGAGCATCAACTGCGCCATCCTGGAGCGCTTGGTGCCGGGCATTGGACAGGTATGGCTCAGCTTCAAGGCCGATAAGGACGAAGAAGGCAACCCGATTGAAGGCACAGAGTCCATCAAGATCGATTCTGTGTATTGGGAGGACTTCCTGTACGAGCCTTGCAAGCGCTGGTCCAAGTGTGGATGGGTCGGCCGCCGCAATCACATCTCTAAGAAGGAGTTCATCGCCGCCTATGGCGAGGCAGCCTTCCGCAAGATCGGTGAAGCGTGGGGCAAGGACAGCGAGCTGGTGCCCAAGGACATCAATCAGGACAAGATCTGCGTATATGAGATCTGGGACAAGCGCAGCAAGAAGGTATATCACATCTCCAAGGGGCTGGACAAGCCTCTCAAGGAAATGGACGACCCGTATCAGCTCCGCGGCTTCTTCCCGTGTCCGCGCCCGCTCATCGCAAACGTGGACACCACGGCATTCCTGCCGGTCACCGACTACCACCTCGCCCAGGACCAGTACATTCAGCTGGACACCCTGTACGCTCGTATCGACCTCATCGTAGAGGCGATCAAGGTGGCTGGCCTGTATGACGCCGCCAACACCGGCATCGCGAAGATGCTACAGGGCGCTGAGAACACGCTGGTTCCGGTGGATAATTGGGCAATGCACGCCGAGCGCGGTGGTGCTCGCGGCATGATCGACTGGTATCCGGTTGAGCAGGTCGTGACGGTACTCCAGCAGCTGTACGCCGCCTTCGAGGCGACTAAGGCCATGCTGTACGAGATCACCGGCATGTCCGACATCGTGCGGGGCGCGTCCAACCAGTACGAGACGGCCGCTGCACAGCAGATCAAGGCTCAGTTCGCCAGTGTGCGCCTCAATGGCTACCAGCGCGACGTCTCGAAGTTCGTGCGCGACACGCTGCGCATCATGGGGGAGATGTTCACCCAGCTGTACAGCCCCGAGAAGATACAGGCCATCGTCGGGCCGCTGCCGCAGCCGGATCAGCAGCTCCTTCCTCAGGCGTATCAGGTTCTGCAGGATGACCTGCTGAGCAAGTACAAGATAGACATTCAGGCCAACTCACTCACCCAAGCTGATTGGGCGCTGGAGAAAGAGCAGCGCATGGAAGTCGTGCAGGTGCTGGGCCAGATGATCGGTCAGGTGCAGGAGCTGGTCACCAACGTCCCAGAGATGGCCATGCTCGGCGTGCAGCTGATCAAGTTCAGCATTGCCGGGTTCAAGGCTGGCGTAGAGCTCGAGGGTTGGCTGGACCAGCAGCTCGAGTCCATGATGCAGGCGCAGGAGGAAGCCAAGAATAATCCCCAGCCGCCGGAGCCTACTGCTGAGGAGAAGAAAGCTCAGGCTGAAATGCAGAAAATGCAGATGGAGGCGCAGCTCGAGCAACAGAAGACGCAAATGGAGATGCAATTCAAGCAAGCCGAGATGGCGCTCAAGCAGCAGATGATGCAGTTCGAGATGCAGCATAAGCAGCAGATGGCCCAGCTGGAGCTCCAGATTCGTCAGCTGGAGCTTGGCATGAAGCAGCAGGAGCACACACTCAAGCTGCAGAGCAAGCGCGAGGAGGCCGCCCTCAACGCCGAAGTGGCACAGACCGGCGCAGCCCTGGACATGCAGGCGAAGCAGGCAAGTCATGAGCAGAAACTGGCCCAAGCGGCGGAGACCGCAGCAGCCAAACCAGAGAAAGGTGCAGACGAATGATCTACGAAGCAGAGTGCTTGGAGTGTAGTCATCAGTTCGACTATGTCTCCAGCGCAGCAGAATGTCGTAATGTCCCGAAGTGTCCGCAGTGCTGGGGCGAGGCCAAGAAGGTGATCCGCACCGCTCCTACAGGGGTGGTGATGGGCAAGTTCGATGCCTTCCGCAGCCCTGTAGACGGAAGCCTCATTTCCAACAAGCGGGAGCTGGCCGAGCACAATCGTCGTAACGGGGTGGTGAACCTCAACGACGGCTGGAGCGAAGAGAAAATCAGAAGCGGACAGATTGGAGAGAAGCCGCAACAAGAGTCCAAAGCCGAGAAGGTGGCGGACGTTCAAGCAGCAATCCACGCCGTCCAGAACGGCTACAAACCGAAAGTAGAGGTGCAAGATGAGTGACAGCATTCGAGATGACATCGAAGCGGCACTGAAAGAGCAGGACGAGCGGGAGCCAGAAGGCCAGATCGAGCAGGAAGAAGAGCTCGACGAAGAGGTCGAAGTTCCCGAACCTGAAAAGAACGAGCCTGAGAAGCCCGATGAACCAGAGGTCAAGGAGCCTGAAGCTGCCAAGCCCGAGGAGCCGGAAGGCACCTGGAGCCCTGAGAAGGCGCCGACCAGCTGGTCCCCGAAGGTACGCGAGCAGTGGGGCAAGCTGCCCGAGGACGTACGGAAAGAGATCGTACGCCGCGAGGAAGCCTCGGTGCAGGGCGTCCGCAAGCTCCAGGAAGAGTTCCAGCCGGTGCGCCAGTTCGCCGAGCGCTTGACGCCGGTTATTCAGGAAGCGCGCGCACTGGGGCAGGACCCGTCTCAGTACGTCATCAACTTGGCCGTGGCCGAGCGCAACCTGCGCAGCCAAGACCCGAACGAGAAGTTCAACGCTCTGCTGAACATCGCTGACCAGTACGGCATCCCACTGCGCCAATACCTCGGTGGTGAGCAGGCTCCAGCGCAAAGTGCCCCGGCCATACCTGCCGCAGTGCAGCAGGAACTACAGGCGATGCGTCAGTGGCGAGAGCAGGAGCAGGCGCAGCAGCTCCAGAACCAGATTGAGGAGTTCAGCAAGGGTGCTGAGTTCTTCGAGGATGTGCGCAACGACATGGCAGTCCTGTTGGAGTCCGGCGCTGCAAAGGACTTGAAGGAGGCCTACGATAAGGCGGTATGGATCAACCCGGAGGTTAGGGAGGTCATGCTGGCTCGTGAGGCCGAGGGCAAGAAGAAGGCGGCTGCCAATCAGCGGCGTGCCAAAGCGAGCTCTGTATCCGTAGAGGGTGCGGACAATAAGCCTGGAGTAGAGGTCGATCTTCCTGATGATGACGACTCTACTGCTGCTATTATCCGCGAACAATTCAAGGCGGCATCTAGCGGAAGGGTGTGATATGAGTGAGCAGCTGCAAGCCGAAGTGGAGAAACTGAAGATGGACAACCACCTCATGAACCACCGGCTCAAGTCATTGGAAGATGAGCGGCTGCCGAGCCGGGTTGCGAGCATGGAACCAATCGTGGCCCGACTTGAACTCAAGATGGACGACTTGGCAGCCAGAGTCGACCATGGGTTGATGGAGGTGCGGGACGCCATCAACGGACAGAAGCATATGCAGAAGGGGATGGCCCTCGCCGTGGTGGCCACGGTCGGTCTTATCCAACTACTCCCATACCTGAAGGGACTGATTCAGCAATGAAGACCGTACATGAGATCATAGAGCACACCCTGAAGGTAGAAGGTGAGAAGTACACCAACGACCCGAAGGACAGCGGCGGGCCGACCAAGTGGGGCTGGACCGAGAAGGCACTGCGGGATATGGGTTGGAACAGCGATGTTCGCAATCTGGACCGGGCCACCGCATACGATCTATACTACGCTCGATTTGTTGTGAA